AGATTAAAAGTTACAAATCAACGAAGTGGTAGGTCAGTAATTGTGCGTGTAAATGATCGTGGTCCCTACGTTGGTGGGAGAGACCTTGACTTGTCTTATGGTGCGTTCTCCGCTATTGCCCATCCAGGACAAGGGGTAGCAAGTATTTGCTATACTAGGGTCTGATGACATAATAAATAGAGGGGAGTGATGCTTCCCTCTCATATGAAATTTAATTTTTCTTTTGGTAAAAAGAAAGCATCTATTAAAACTATTGTAGTTCTATCTTTAATAATAGCATCACTCTCCTCTTGCTTAAAGATAGAAGAAAAAACTATCTGGGATATTGTTTATGAATATCTTCAAACATATCAACCAGATTCTCCACTCATTCCAGAACTTCAAAAAGATCCTGGCATAGTGGAAAGAGATGTTAAGCGTACAGTGGATAAAGCTATCCGAGATTATGAACGCTTGACAGGAGACGATGGAACTGTTAGAATGCCATCACCTCGGTACTCAGAAAAATCAGTTGACACCTCTGTGTGTTATACTGATGAGTGTCGATCACTTGGTGGGGAAATGAGGTTGTGCTCTCCATGGGTTGACAACTGCCCATCAAGTGTGGTAGAATAAACGAGTGCTTGGGTTAGTAGCTCAGATGGATAGAGCCACAAACTTCTAATTTGTTGGTCGGGGGTTCGAGTCCCTCCTAACCCGCTCGGGCGATTAGCTCAGCGGTAGTAGCGTCTCCCTTACAAGGAGAATGTCACTGGTTCGATTCCAGTATCGCCCATTACTACATAAATACTATGGACACGGATCGTTATATTAAAATTCGCAAAGAACTTGACGATATAAAAGGAATGATTGAAAATGTTAATAATCAGATGCAAGAATTGCGGAGTGCAATTAGAGGAGCACCCAACGAAAACAAGGTGTTGCAAATGCGAGAATCTTACCAGCATCCGTGGTGGAAACATCACGGCAAACGATCTAACGTTAGTTGAGATTGTTTCTGGGGTAAGAACTAAAACTCAACCAGTTCTTACTAAAGAAGATCTTGCATTTCAAGAAGCAAGAAGACAACGTAAAGTTCGTAGATTGGATTTTGAAGTACGATGAGACACTTGATTGTTTCTATTATGGAAATCCCTTGGTTGGTGGCACTGATGGGAGGTATGTTAATTATTCCTCCCATCTATGGTATAATGTTCATACATAAAAAACGTGCATAAATATTGGTAGACAAACTTGTTCTACCAATGAGAAAACATAAATGTGGTCATTGTGGGGAAACTGATCCCACCAAATTTTACGGACATAAAAAATCTGTATGTGGTTCCTGCCATAATAAATATACTCTTGAGCAGGGTAAAAAGAAAAGAGAATTTATTATAGAACAATTGGGTGGTAAATGTGTTGCTTGTGGGTATGATAAATTTAAATCTGCCTTGCAAGCACATCATCTTGATCCCAGTGTAAAGGATAAAAACTTTGGTTCTATACGAGGATGGAGCGAGCAACGTATTCTTGACGAAATTAAAGGATGTGTGCTATTATGTGCTTGTTGCCATTCAGCAGTTCACTCTGGTGAACTAACTATCCCGAATGTCGCCTAACTTGGTCATGGCACCTGCTTTGGGAGCAGGAATAATCTCGGTTCAAATCCGAGCATTCGGACTTGTCTATTCAGACAAACTACTAATGAATTTTACTGTTTACTCTAAACCTGGATGTCCATACTGTATTAAGATTCAAACCTTATTGGATCTTAATGAGTTTGAATACAAAGTATATACTTTGGATACTGACTTTACTAGAGATCAGTTTTATGCTGAGTTTGGTGAAGGTTCTACGTTTCCTCAAGTAGTACTAAATGATCAAACTCTTGGTGGATGTTCAGATACAATTAAATACCTTCAAGAAAACGATATTTGTTGTAATGTATGATTGAAATTACCCAAAAAGAATTTGAATCTAATATTGAGCATTACATGGATCTCATTGAAAAGGAAAGGAAAGAATTTATTATTCGCCTTGAGGACGGCAATGCTGTAGCAGCTGTGCCAGTTGATGAAGAGATCCAAAAGCTACTTGACATTATGCCAGAGATAGACTATACTGACATCGATGATTAATTAATCACTATGGAACTTAAAGAACAACTTGAAATTGCAGAAGATGCAGTTCGTAAAGCACTAATCATTGCATTAGAAGAAAAAAAAGATTTTAAAGCAAACAAACTTTTTAAAGTTCTTGGCGATATTCGTGAGGTAATGCCTTTGCGATATGAGCCAGGTACTGCAAGCACATTTAGTATTACTAGCACTCCTGATATTATTTCCTTTGGTGGAACTGATTCAGGTATCTGTCTCGGATAGACATTAAACTTGTCCTGGTGGAGTCAATTACCCTAAATGCTATGTCAGAAGTTAACATGAGGTTTGTCGAAGAACTCGACACAGGTGATAAAGTAATCACGTACTATAGCGTGAGAGAGCTTGACAACCGTTTTTACTATGTGTATGATGGTGTCAATCATGGTCCTTACGAGGACTTTGACGATGCTGTGGAAGCAGCATATGAAGATCTTATTCTTCAAACAACTGTCTCGGGATGACATAAAAAGCGCCCTGGTCGGGATACCCCCCTCTCCTTGGTAAATATGAAAACAATTTATTATAACGTTTATGACTCTCTTGGCTTTTTGGGTCAAGATGATTTGAGTGATAGTGTCTGGTTTGATGATAGATTTTTGGACAATATTAAATCTTCTTACTTAGAAGAAAATAAAGATGTTCCTTTCTATCAATGCCCTGCTTGGTCTCATAAAGTAAAGAGAACCTTTACTGTTAAATCTCCTATTGATATTAAATTTGATATTGATTTTGAATATGAGCCACCAATGATCTCTAGCAATTTAGATCAAAGTATTTTTGATTCTATCATTAAACCAACTTATGCACAAACAAGTTGGTTTCTTAGAGATCCTGATAGATTGATATTACAATTAGCTATTCCAATTTTATTTTGTTGGACTAATGATCGTAATATTTGGATAGAGCAAAAGCCACATCCACTTACTCCTTTGAAAAATAATTTTTCTTTAGTTGGCGGGTGGTTTAATCTATCATCTTGGTCAAGACCTTTATCTTTTGCTTTAGATATTTGTGATGTCACTAAACCATTGATAATAAAAAAAGGTGATCCTATTTACCAAGTTAGTTTTTATTCTAAAAATTTGAACGAAAACTATAAGCTTGTTAAATCTATTCCTAGTGAAAAGATTAGAAAGCAAACTCAAAGAAATATAGCTCTAAAGTATTATGGTAGACATCTTACTGAGGAACATATTTTTACCGAACAAAAATCTAAATGCCCATTTAGTTTCTTGTTTAATAAATGACCCCGTTGGTAAGGGTCTTTAAATATGCCAACTGGTGCGGATGGGGTTTATAACTCCCGCCGAGTTTCCAATTTTCTCGTAATCAAAATTGGTGGCGTGCATGTGCTCAGGGGAGTTTGACCACTCCCCACTTGCGGGATTAGTTCAGTGGTAGAACGTCAGCCTTCCAAGCTGAATGTCAGGGGTTCGAATCCCCTATCCCGCTTTCCCCTTCTGGGGATAAATAACCAAGTAGTTATAAAACTTTACAAACTATGATGATTCGTTCTATTATTGCTGCCACTGCTGCTGTTGCTACTACTGCTCCTGCTATGGCTGCTCCCCTGAGTGATGTTCAACCTACTGATTGGGCTTATCAAGCAATTGTAAACCTTAACACCAAGTATGGTTGTCTGGTTGGTTTTCCTAATGGTACTTTCCGTGGTGGCGAACCTGCCACTCGCAATCAAATGGCAGCACTGGTAAATCACTGCCTGGATAACATCAGTGCTTTCCAAAGTGCAGAAGATGCTAAGCTTGCTGCTGCTCTTCGTGCTACTAATGGTCGTGTGACTGCTCTTGAAGTTGCTGCTGCACAAAAGGCACAAGGTGTTGGTAATTATCTTGGTGCTGGTGTTCTGCTGAATAAGCAGGGTGTTGATGGTAATGGTTACACTGAGAACCGTACTGTCTCTGGTGCCACTATTCAAGCACGTTATGCTGCCAAGACTTTCAGTAATCAAAATGCTGTTTCTGTTCGTCCTTATACCAACCTTGTAGGTACTCCTGCTGGACAGATCGGTGCTGGTGGTGGTGCTCTCCTTTCTTATGATTGGAGCATCTCTCGTGCCGCTTCTGGCGTGAGCCGTGCTAACATCTACACTGGTGTTGGTTATCAGATTCCTTTCGTGAACAACACTGCTGCTAACTATCAGTCTGCTGTTGGCGAGAAGGGCCAAGTTGTCCTCGCTCTAGGTGTTGAAGGTCGTCTGACCAACTCTCTAGTTGGTTTTGCTGATCTGAAGTTCCCCACCACCAACGCTGCTAACAGCTACGGTGCTACCAATGGCACCTATTCTCCTGTGTTCACCACTGGTCTTGGATTCAAGTTCTGATGTCCTGACAATAGGGGGTTGACAAGACCCCCCTTTCTCCTATATACTGGTGTTGTAATTCGTAATAAACTTAATGACTGTAACAACAAATGATCGTGGTCAACAAAACATGTGGGCGAAAGAACCTACTATGTACTACCACAACTATGGTATGTTAACACCAAACGAACAAAAGGAGATGTATAATGGGCGCTGGGCAATGGTCGGTTTTGTTTCTGGTCTTGTTTCTTATTTGGTCACAGGTAATTTCTTCTTCGGGATCTTCTAAATGACTGAATTAATTTTCACTGTAACCACTATTGCGTTCTTTGTGCTTCTCGCATATTCAATTAACAATCTATCTGATACATTCTAATGACTTACACTATTACTTTGCAATCACCTGATGGCACTGAGAATGTTATTCAATGTGCTGAAGATCAATACATTCTTGAAGCTGCTGAAGAGGCAGGTGTAGATCTTCCTTCTTCCTGTCGTGCTGGTGCTTGTTCTGCTTGTGCAGGCAAACTCATCTCTGGCACTGTGGATAATGAGGAGCAATCGTTCCTTGATGATGATCAACTTGAAGATGGTTGGGTGCTAACCTGTGTAGCATATCCCACCAGTGATTGTGTGATCCTTACTGAACAGGAAGAGAATCTGTGAGTGCTGATATGCTTGGGCAATTCAATGTTGCCCTCCAAGAACTTGTTGAGAGTGGTGTGTGGGATCGAGATATTGAATTGGAAGTTAAAGTTGCTGGCACACTCAAGAGTGACAAGTTCATTGTTATTAAACCTGTAAAAGAAAAACTGGTTTGTAATCCAAATCTAGAACTCAAACAAAAACACATTTATCAAGGAGAACAAAAATGAAATTTGGTTTTACCCCTGAGGCAGAGATCCTCAATGCACGTCTGGCAATGCTCGGTTTTGTCATTGCTGTTGGAACATATCTTACTACTGGGCAAATTATTCCTGGAGTTCTTTGATTTAAGAGGGGTTAACACCCCTCTTTTTTTGTAATATAAATACCTAAAGGGAATTTTTTATACTATTCAATGTCTAGAATACTTGCAGATAAGGTAACTAATTACAATAACGATGGTCCTTTTGAAGCTGAAAAGGGTATCAATATTCCATTAGCGAGACCACTTCAAGTTAGTGGTAACTCTGGTGTTTCTGGGCAGTATTTAGTTAGCACTGGAATTGGATTAACCTGG